CTCCTGGTCAGTTCGGTAGAGGTCTCTGGCCAGGAGCTGGCTGGCAGCATTGCCGCCACCTACACCCAGTCCGGCACGACGATCACGGTCACGCTCAATGCTCATGGGTATGCCGTGGGCCGGGTGCTGTACCTGGATGTCACGTCTGGAACTTCAGTCGATGGCTCTCACACCATTGCCACGGTCCCAAGCGCCGACACCTTCACAGTGACGGCGGCCAGCAGTCTCTCGACCAGCGGCAACGTTACTCTGCAGCACTACATCGGTGGTTTCGTGGCCAATGCCGCCGGCACCCAGGCCAATACCCTGGGGCTGGACTTCGTGCTCTCGCGCGGGCTGTATGAGGCCCAAAACGACGGCACCTTGAGCGAATTGACGCTGTCGCTCGCCATTGAGGCGCGGACAGTCAACGATCTGGGCGTGGCAACGGGCAACTGGTCCGTGTTGGGTCAGCGCTTTTACACGGCCAAAACCACCACGCCGCAGCGCTACTCAGAGCGCTTCACGGTGGCGGGCGGCCGCTACGAAGTTCGTGTGCGACGCCTGGATGCCAAGCAGACCGACACGCGCTTTGGCCATGAAATTCTCTGGGGTGGTCTGCGGGCCTACCTGCCAGAGACGCGGACCTTTGGCAATGTGACCTTGATTGCGATGCGCATGCGGGCGTCCAACAACCTCTCGGCCCAAGCCTCGCGCAAGATCAATGTGGTCTGCACCCGCAAGCTGCCGGTGTGGAATGGCAGCAGTTGGTCATCGCCCGTGGCCACACGCAGCATCGCCTGGGCGCTGGCTGATGCCTGTCGCAACACCACCTACGGAGCCAAGTTGCCCGATGCGCGCTTGGACCTGACCGGGCTGAAAGCGCTCGATGCGCTTTGGGCCAGCCGGGGCGACGAGTTCAATGCCCGCTTTGATTCGGCGCTGAATTTCTGGGAGGCGATCACCAAGATCGCGCAGGCGGGGCGAGCCAAGCCGTACATGCTCGGCGGCATCATCCGGTTCACCCGTGATGGCGCGCAGAGCCTGCCGGTGGCCATGTTCTCGATGCGCAACATCGTGCGAGGCAGCTTCGGCGTGGAGTACTTGCTGCCGTCGGACGACATGGCCGATGCGGTGGAGGTGAGCTACTGGGACGCCGAGGTCTGGGCCACACGCCGGGTGACCGCCAAACTCACTGGCAGCACAGCCGCTAAACCCGCCCGAATCGAGCTGTTCGGTGTGACCAGTCGCCAGCAGGCCTACCGAGAAGGGTTGTACCAGGCAGCGAGCAACCGATACCGCCGCCGATTGGTGAAATTCACCACCGAGATGGAAGGCTTCATTCCGGCGTTTGGCGACCTGATCGCCATCCAGCACGACATGCCCGCCTGGGGCCAGTTTGCCGAATGCACGGTGTGGAATGCGGCGAGCCGAACACTCACGGTGTCTGAACCGCTGACCTGGAGCACTGCCAATCACTACATCGGTCTCCGGACCAAAGCCGGTGGCGTGGACGGACCCTATGCCGTCAGCCGTGGGGCGGCAGACAACGAGCTGGTCCTGACAACCCAGCCCATGACCGTGCCTTACACCGGACAGGATTACGAGCGCACCCACATCGCATTCGGCTGGGGCGAGACCTGGCGGCAGATGGCCAAGGTGATTGCGGTCCGTCCGCGCGGCCTGCACCAGGTCGAGATCGAAGCGATCAACGAGGACCCGTCGGTGCACAGCGCCGATCAGGGTGTCACTGCCCCAGCGGTGGTGACGAGCCAGTTGACCACGCTCTACACGACGCCGCTGATCGCCGACCTGACGCTGCGATCTTCCACCACCGACAACAGCAAGGCTTTGTTGACCTGGACGCCCGCACCGGGCGCTGAGACCTACCAGATCGAGATGGCAGCGGGCAGCAACCCCTACGCCGCCAACCTGGTCTGGACCCGGGTGGGGGAAACCTCAGCCAACAACTTCGCGGTCACGGCGCTCTATGGCGCGCAAACCCTGATCCGGGTGCGCGGTGTGGGCATGACCGCAGGGCCTTGGGTGGCGCTGTTCTATGGCAGCAGTGCCGACTACATGTGGGTCAGTGACGCCCAGCTGATGTGGCAGACCGATGCTGCATCACCGATGTGGCGCTATTGACCGATCACCAAAACTCAAAACAGGAGTCATCCGATGAGCGCCCCGAAGTACGACATCCAGCTGGCGCAAGGGGAAACCTTTTACACGGCACTCACCCTCGACGAGGGCGGGGCGGTGATGGACCTGACGGGCTATGTCTTTGAAGGCCAGATCCGTGCCACGCCGGAAGACCCAACGGTGCTGGCGAGCTTTGGCTTTGATGAAAGTCGGCTGGCCAGTGGCACGGTGGCCATCACCTTGCCCGCGTCGGTCACCAGTGCCTTGCCAGTGCGCGCCTGCGTGTACGACCTGTTCATGACCAGTCCGGCAGGGATTCGCACCCAACTGATCAAGGGCAGTGTGCTGGTGTCCATGCGGATCACGCGCAGTTGACTGGTGACCCATGGCCATCCACATCTCCATCACCACGCCGCGCCAGCCGGGCGTCACGGTGCAAACCGGCACCCAGACCGTGCGGGTGCAGCCGCAAGGCTTGCGCACGGTGCTCACCAATATCGGCGTGCCAGGTCCCACTGGCCCCAAGGGTGACAAAGGCGATCAAGGGGTGCTTGACCCCAACGCCGTGATCGACGCTGGTTACTTCTGAATCCCACCTGTCTTACCCATCAAGGAGCGATTGCATGCCCCAAACCCTACAGATCAAACGCTCGACCACCACCGCCACGCCACCCACCCTGGCCGTGGGCGAATTGGCCTGGTCCGAGGTTTCAGACAACCTGTTCATAGGCGAAAGCGGAAATGTCGTCACGCCCATCGCAGGGCCGGGTACTTTTGCCCGCAAGGCGGACAGCCTGGCCATTACCGGCGACGTGTCCGGCACCGGAACCGTGTCTGCCGGAGTCGCGGTGGCTTTGCCTGCAACCGGTGTCACTGCTGGCAGCTACGGCAGTGCCACCCAGGTTGGCCAGTTCACAGTGGACGCCAAGGGGCGACTCACGGCGGCGGCCAATCTAACGATCACGCCCGCCTGGACCTCGATCACCGGCAAGCCCACCACGTTGTCTGGCTACGGTATCACCGATGCTTTGGCTTTGACCTCGGCTGCCCCCAGTGCCCTGGCGGCTAGCGCATCGGTTGGCACGGCCATCACGGCGGCACGCGCCGATCACGTGCATGCGCTGCCCACGCCCGCTGCCATTGGGGCGGTGGCCACCACTGCGGTGGGCGCAGCCAATGGCGTGGCTGGCCTTGGCGCCGATGGCAAGGTCCCCACGTCTCAATTGCCGGATGTGGCCATCGGAGGCTTGAACTACCAAGGCACCTGGAACGCCAGCACCAACACCCCCACCATTCCAACGGCGTCCAGCAGCAACAAGGGCTTCTATTACAAGGTGGCCACGGCCGGTGCCACCAACGTCAGCGGCACCACGGACTGGCAGATTGGCGACTGGATCGTCAGCAACGGATCCGCCTGGGACAAGATCGACAACACCGACTCGGTCTCCAGTGTCAACGGTGCCACGGGTGCCGTGACCATCACCACCATCACGGGCAATGCGGGTACCGCCACCAAGCTCTTGACGGCTCGAACCATCGCCATGACGGGGGATGTGAGTTGGACGTCCGCCGCCTTTGATGGCTCGGCCAACGTCACGGGTTCTGCCACCTTGGCCAGCACCGGTGTGGCTGCCGCCAGTTACGGCTCTGGCGCACTGATTCCCACCTTCACCGTCGATGCCAAAGGCCGGCTCACAGCAGCGGGCACCACCACCAACACCCCTGCCTGGTCCAGCGTGACGGGCAAGCCCACGACGCTGGCGGGTTACGGCATCACGGACGCCTTGTCCACGAGCGCTGCCATCGATGGCGGCACGTTCTGAAATTTCTTCAACCCCTCTGCTTAGAGAAAAGGAGGCCTGTTTATGGCTCAAGTGATCAAAGTCAAGCAGTCGTCGGTGGCAGGTAAGGTGCCCACCACGGCGCAACTCCAACTGGGTGAGTTGGCGCTCAACACGACCGACGGCAAGCTTTACTTCAAAAAGAACGTCAGCGGGACCGAGTCCATCGTGGCCGTTTCCGCCTCGACCGCATCTCAAGGTGAAAACACCTTGATGTGGACGCAGTGACAAGGAGACGCACATGCCAGCCTTGCCACCGATTTCCAATTTCACGGGCTCCACAGTCACTGAGGGTCAGTTTAAAACAGCGCTGAACGATTTGCGCGCCTACCTGGCAGGACTGCTTGGCACAGACGGAAACGCAGCCACCGCGCTGGCCACTCTGGGTTCTCTGGGGTCCGGTTATGTCAGCAAGACAGCGACCTACACCGTGGTTTCAAGCGACCGGGGCCGGATGATCGACTGCAGCGGGACTTTCACGCTGAACTTAACCGCTGCCGCCACGCTGGGTGCGGGTTTCACTATCGCTGTGCGCAACTCAGGCACCGGTGTGGTGACTTTGGATCCCAGTGGAGCCGAGTTGATTGATGGGGGTGCCACCGTGACACTCTCGCCGGGCGAAGCCTATGACCTGTATTGCACCGGAACTGCCTGGAGATCATCCGGGCGAGTGCTCACCACATCCTTTGCCACAGACGAATACGTCAAGCAAAGCTTCAGCCTGTTCCAGACGTTCAACTCACTGGCATCCGGTGCCAGCCGCTCGATTGGCTCGCCCAGCTACATGATCTGGTCGAGCTATTCCAGCACGCAGTGGTCTCGCGGCACTTACTACACAAACATGTTTTACATGGCTTCGCAGGGCAAGAGTACCGTGCAGGTCAACGTGGGCAACTGTCGGCACACGATTTGGAATTACAGCACCACCAAGTCGATGCAGATCAATTTGACAGCGGTGATCAACTTCGCGGCTGACGACACCTACGGATTCCAGATCCGCCAAAACGGCTCCATCGTGGGTACCTATGGCACGTACTCGGCCCGGGGCGTGCAGACCTACAACTTTGGCACGTTCACCGTGCCGCCCAACAGCACGGTCACGTTTGACCTGTATGGCTCGATTTTGAGTGGGTCGAGTGGCGACTCGATCTATGTGAACTCGTTCACGGCCACTTACATCCAGTTCGTTTGAGGAGGGGTGATGCAACGACTTTATTTCAATTTCCAAAAAGGGGATGTTCGGCTCGTGCCCCTGGCGGACTGTCCGGCGATCGAGGATGAAATCAGCTTCCCGAATGCGGATATCCCAGACGACGTGACCATGGAGATGATCAGCTTCAAGGCTGTTGACGGTCGTCTTGATCCGGTCATCACATACCCATCCATCCCCATCACAACAGAGCCACAACCAGGAGGTACCAATGGCCAGCCCTAAGGCAACGCTGAACAACTGGGCGAATTCAAAGTTCGGCCCCGTGCGTGAGGCTGTTTTTTGCGTAATACGGGATTGAGCGGTTTTCACCCGCCTTTTCGCTGGTCCATCAAGGCCGTTTTTGCCC